CGATAATTTCATTTGCTTTTTTTTCACCATATTGTTGTATCATTTCCTTTTTCCTTTCAGCAGTCGGATAAAATGGTATATTTGTCCAGTCATCTTTAATATTATCTATTTTTTGGGTTTTTATTTTATTTGGATGAATTATTTTTCGCGGTGGTTCTCTTAAATCATATTTAAAATAATTGTCGGTTTCAAATGTAGTGCCCGTCATAAATGTTGATATATTAACCATAAATACTTTGTTAGATGTAACTACGTGAACATTATCTAACGGATTGGTAGATTCCATATCTATGGTATAATCTAATTTATGAATTGTTCTTATTCCATCAATACCATCATCGTGTGTTGCTCTCCACGGGTCTTTGCGATTTATAATACGTGACACTCCATCGAATAACTGTAATATATTCGGACTACCAATAGGGAAAAACTGACTTCTATCAATTTTTAACCCTATCTTTTCACATCTAGTTTGCAACACATTATCTTCCATACCCCATCCCCAAAAATTAGGATATCCATTTGTCGCTTCAAAATCAGAACCCTTTAGTGCTACTATTCCACCCAACGCATAATTGAAACCATAAAAATGTTTAACTATTCCTGGAACCGTCTCGTAGTCAAAAATTGACGCAAATGGCACTGTATCAATATCATTAAATACAAATGTAATATCTTTATAGTTATTCGGATATTTATTTTTAACAGCTAAAAACCCTATGTTTTTCGTTCCACCTCTATTAAAAGAACGAGCATCGCATTGATGTGAAAAATATACTTCATAATCATCTCTTCCATCCATAATTGTTGTTAAATAATTTGAAAAAAAGAATTTATGTTGTGGTCTATTTCTGTAAGGAACAACAAATACAATTTTTGGAACGTGTGACATATAAATACATAAAGTATTATTTTATTATAAAGATTACGAATTATACAGAGTAAATTTCTAAATATAAATTACAAAATATAAACCACTTAATAAACCTAGTTAACAAACCTAGTTAACAAAGAAATTTACAAAACCATTTAAAGTAACATTCTAATAATGACTATGCCTTACTACTTTAAAAGCGAACATGAACCATTTCTAGCTATTTGTATGTTTCTATTAGTTTTTCCATATTTACATCAATTATTTATTATAACTCTATTTACAGTTGTTGAATTTATTAGTAAGACTATAAATGATGTCAAAATAAAAACTATTTATTAAATTATATATAAAGATATTTATGCAGAAGATATATGAGAATATCTAGTCAAAATAACCGGGGGCACTAACTCTTCTGTAAGTTTCTCTAGTTTTTTAAAACATTTGTTAATAGTCACTTCGGAAATTTCGCTTATATTTTTCACTTCCCTTTTTGAAACATTCAATTTACACAATTGTGCTATAAAATATACTATTCCTGCAGCAATTGAATGTGGTGTATTTTCAGGCATCAAATTTCTTTTCTCAATTTTTATAGCGATAAATTGACATAATTTAGTTAGCTCTGAATTTATGTTCAATTTGCTACAATACCTTTCAATAAAGTCCTCTGGTTTTGTTTTACAAAATGAAGTCTTATCTTTATTAGCCATATCTTTTTCCAAGATGTTTAAAATTGTTTGTGCATTTTTACATCCTTGTGTTGCGCTAGTAACATCCAAATTAAATACCGTCGCCAATTCTTTGGCCGTTCTAGGATAATTATTTATTCTACATGATATGTAAATAGACGCTGCCATTAACCCATCTTTATTATCTCCTCTAAAAGTTTGTTCATATTCTGATATTTTTTTATGATACAAAATAGCATCATCAATTATCTTTTTCGATATTCCGGCATTATTAGCATAAGTGGTAATCAATTGAAACGAATCGTATTGTGATTTTTCTTTATATGGCATTGATTGCCACTCAGTATATCGTCTTATCTTACGCATTTCGTATGACGATTTACCAATGCACAGAACTTTACAACCGAAAGACGATTCTTCCAATAATGGATTAATTGGCATTCCACACCTAGTTGGGTCTGAGCTTTGATTATCATCTGCACCATAATACCTCCATTCGGGACTTTGGTCCAACATATCCTTGTAAATAATACCACATTTATTATTAGTACACGTTAAAAATCCTTCATCAGAATATGCTAAAGAATACTGACATCTTTCACAATTTTCCCTATCACCTATAGCTCTATATAAACACTCTAATGGTTCTTTGGGTTTATCGGGATTTATAACTTCAGTTTCAAAAACATTCCAGAGCTTAGCCTTGTCATGTAAACTTGTAAAACTATTTTCTTTATTTTTTTTACTTCTTTCGTTGTTCATCTTATATTACTGTTTAATCTAGAAAATATATTTTTAAATCAATTTTATTTATTTTATGGATAATGTTGATTTTGCATTTTTTGGTTAAATACTTTTTTAAATGTATATTATATGGGAAACCAAACTTCTACTACAAATAATCAACAAACATCTGATGAATTAAAACCTAAATCTATTTCTCAAATTTTAGACTATATAGCAACTTATTACATTCTAACAATGGATTTCAAAAGCTTAAGAAAACTTTATGATAAAGAATATTGTGATAAAATGGTCATACTTACATCTGACATTATTGACCGATACTTCACTGATATGGAAATAACTTATTTAGCACAACGTATAAAGAATGGTGTTGAAGTGAATGAAATTGATAAAGATAAAGTTATATTTTTTGACAGAGATGCTCTCGATAAATTAGACGTTAAAAATTCCATTAAAAAGAAACGTATGTGTCTAAGTATTGCTAAATTTTACATCAAAATTGCCCATATTTTTGCCGCTATAGTTACTACAATTAACCCTGTTTATGTATACAAAGATACCGAAGGTAAAACTGTTAGAGCGACTTTATATGAAAAAGGCAAAATACCTGCTAACACTCCTAGAGATATTTATAAATTGAATATCTGTGACAATCGAATTAACTCTTTAAAAAATAAATATTCATTAGACCCTGACGAAAAAGGAGAAATTACAATAAGTCCAAAAGTTTGCGAATTCAACATTAGAGATGATGGCAAAGAGAAGACACTGGAGGATGAACCTGGAATTCCTGAATTAATGGAATTATACTATGACGATAATTATGATTATAAAATGGGGAAATTTACAGGGATGACTCCAAAAACACAGAAAATATTTCAAGAAGATTTAAAAATATTTTACAATGTATTCTCCGGTAAACCAGACTTGCCCGCTAACATAACCAAGTTTAGTGATATCAAATTAAGGGATTATCATAATATGGAACAATGTAAAGGCGATGACCCAAAATTCAGAAAAACCGTAAGAGGCCCATTAAGTAATAATTTAATCAAGAAATATGCTGAAAATTTGAAAAAAATGATTGTTACTGCAAACAAAAACCAGCAAGTTCTATTGACAATCATAAATAAGTTATTCGTTTATACAGTTGACCCCCAAACTGGCAAAAAACAAATACGAGTTACACCCTCTTTAAAAGAAGATGAATTACAAGACATTGTCGTAGAAACAAGAGCATTAATTATTAAACTATATTTAACATGTGAAGTAGATTATGTAAATAGTTTAAATCTATATGAAGCAATTGTTGATTCAAAGATTTTTGAAACAGCTCAAAATCAAATAGACAGCTTGAATAAAATGTCCGATAAATTAGTAACAGAAGAAACAGTTCCTATTCCAGCTGAAGTGCAAGAAATTAAAGAAAAAGTAGAAGAAAAAATTATTGAAAAGAAGGAAGAAGTAGAAAAACAATTAACGGATATTAAGAAAGACGAACAGGTGGTTCAAACAATTCCTGAAGATGTATTAAATAAACCAGTAACTCCTCAAATACCTACAGAAAATAAAATATAACTATAGTTTATAATGGCTAACTGTCCTTTATATAATGGTCAAAATTTAAATTTTACTGGAAATGAAAATCCATATGGTCTTATTCAAAAAGCAGGAAAAAAACGTTCTAGAAAGTCTATGCGTAAAAGAGGAAAGAGTATGAGAAAAAAAAGTAGAAAAACTAGAAAATATAGATATTAAATTTATTTTAGGAATTTAAAATAAATATAAAAGAAATAAAAAAATATTTATATACTATATAAATGCAAACTCGTAGTATGCGTAGAACTCGTAAACAGATTTATCGTGCCCGCGTTAAAGCCTCTCCTTGCCGTGGAAAAACATTTACCACTTGCAGACGTAAGAATGGTTGCAAGCGCACAATGCGTGGTCGCAGAGTATCTTATTGCCGTAAACTAACAAATCGCCACGCATAAGTTTACTATAAGCCGATTATTTATAGACACTTTTATAAATAATCTAAAAAAAGTATGTTCTATTTGACCTTACTGACCCTCCCACAGACCCGTACACTGACTGATACTTTTTAGCTCTACATGTTTTCATACGACATTTAATCTGTGTAGCCTTTTTTGCATCTCTATTTTGTTTTTCTAAACATTTCGTATTATTTTTTTTACATTGTTTTCTTGTTTTTTTAGCCATTTATATTATTTATTGATAATATAAATATTTATATGATGATTATGACTGTATAATTAGTAAATGTTGTAATTTTAGATTTACATACGGCCAGCTTGGGCAGCTCTTTGAGCAGCACGGCCAGCTTGGGCAGCAGCCTGAGCAGTTCTGGTGGCAGCTCTAGTGGCAGAGCGAGCAGCCTGAGCAGCACGAGTCGCAGAAGCACCACGGGCAGCCTGAGCAGCTCTTTGAGCAGCACGAGAAGCCTGTTGGGCAGCACTTCTAGCCTGTTGGGCACCACGAGAGGCAGCCTGGGCAGCACTGCGCTTTATTGCGCGGGTAGCGGCCTGTTTTCTTGTGCGGGAAGAACCACGACGGGAAGATCTAGATTGAGAACGACGACGAGTAGCCATTATATATAATACTTTTAGAAAAAATAATAAGTTATTACCATAAGTTATTATTTTATTAATTAATTAATTAATTATCGCTTAATATTTAAGCGCGTTGTTGTTGTTGACCACGGCGTTGAGTGCGACCGCGTTGTTGTCTACGTTGTTGTGTTTGGCCACGCTGTTGTCCACGGCGTTGAGTGCGGCTGCGTCTTCGGCCTCCCTGTTGTTGTTGGCCGCGTTGTTGTGTTTGGCCGCGTTGTTGTCCGCGGCGTTGAGTTCGAGTTCTGGTGCTCATTTATATAATACTTTTAGAAAAAAAATAAATAATGTATTAAAAACTAAATGTTCTAAATTAATTTATTTTATTTTATTCTATTCTACCAAATAGTATCCGTAGAACTCCAATACATTTGATCTTTCTTTTTAACATTGTAAAGACTTCTAAACAATTCTAAACGAGCCAACGGACAATTTGTTCTGTATTTGTCCATCGGATGTGGATTTGTTTTTAATTGAGCTTTTACAGCCTCATCAAATACTTTTTGTCTTGCCTGTATGGCTAAATAAACGAAGAATGCGTGGAACGATAACGCACGAATTGGAACTATATCACTATTCTTATCTTGGAAATCTCTTAAATATTCTTCACAAATTGCTAAACCAGAAATATCTGCTAGATTTTCTCCAGTGCTTAAACTTGCATCCATTTTTATTCCATCATACCCAGCAAATTGCTCATATTGCTTAATTACATTGTTTACTTTTGAGTTAAACTTTTTTCGGTCTTGTGTTGTCCACCAGTTATGCAAATTACCCTTTTCATCATATTTACTTCCTAAATCATCTAAACAATGTGACATCTCATGTCCTAAAGTATATCCAATATGAGCCAAATTGTATTCAATGCCTCTTTCATCTAAATCAATAAATGGTTTCTGTAAATATGCTAAAGGAACATAAATAGAATTTTCGGTTGGAGTATAATACGCATTTACTATGTAGGATTGTTTACCAACCATTTTAAACTCCTCCCAGTCTATTATCGGAATGTCTACATCAGATGATTTACCATCTAATTCAATTAGACGCTTTGTTCTCCAATATGCCACCTTTCTTAAATTTTGATATGCTTCTGTGCTGCTATAATCTAAAATTATATCTTCTCTTAATAATTTTGGGCTTCCTACTTCTAATTTTATATTTTCTAATTTCAATAAAGCATATTTTTTAGTTTTTGGGGATAACCACGTATTACGTTTAATTATTCTCTTATAAACTGTCAGTAAATCAGCTGCCATATTATGTGTATAATCAATATACTGTTGCTTCTTATTTCTATCGATGTATTCATTTGTTAAAAATGTATTAAAACATAGAGATAGTCCAAAAACAGGATATATTTCTTTTGGATAAGAAACCGGTTGACCCTTTATAAATTTTCCGTGAAATTCAAAATATGCTTGCTTCCATTTGCTGTGAAATCTCATTATCTGTCTGAAACTAATATACAAATAATATGTTCTCCATTTTTTACTTTTCCATGCATCTTCTTTCAATAATATATCCATCACACATTTTAAATAATTAGTGCTTGTGCAAATAAAGTTATTTGGAATGTCTTTATCTTTATATCCGATTTGCTTTGCCATTTTTTCCCAGTCGAATCTATATTTTTTAAGTGCCTCGGATTTTGTAACCACGTTGTAGCCATCTAGGTCATCGTTTTTTATGCTATCGCAACCTAACGCACTCAACAATTCATATTCACAATCCCAAACATCGGTATTTTTTAAGTCGTGGTCTTTTCCCAAGCATAAATCAAACATTTCGGCTATAAATTCTAAATATCTTGTTTTAAACTCCTTCTTGTATTTTTTGGTTACTTGGTCATCTTTTGTATCTTCGATATATATTTCATAATCGTAAATTGTTAGTTGAGGGGCCGAAATAGTGGACCTATATATGTTTACATTCTTTTCGTCTTTTAATACTGTCCAAACTAGAGGGCATCCCCATGATATTATTTCGTTCCTGTTTTGCCCTCCCAAAATTTGATATATATCACCACTTGCAATTCTTTCGTCTGTTAGTTCAGTATAATATTTAACAAATCTTTCCGCTGATTTATCGTCTAAATTATACAAAGATTCGTAAACACTCTTAATCGCCTTTGCCTTTCTAGATGTGTTTTTTTTGATATATTCTTTTACAATATCAATTAACTCGTAATAAACTTTTTCTTGCGTAACTCTAAAACTGTCAACTTGGACATAATATTTTAGTTTAGTTTTTAGTTCTTCTGTAGTATCGGATAACCATTGATAATTAATATATGTATAATAATCGTCTTGAGCTTTGTATTTACTTGGTGTAAAAGGAGTTTTAAACATTTTGACCAATTTAGATTCAATGTTGTCATTTTCCTCTTTCAAACTTGCTTTAAAGTTTTTTTCATATTCTTCTTCAAACTGATTAAAAGTATTTGCATGTTGTTGACACAATACTTTTAATTCGTTTTGTCTTGGTCTACACTTTTTTGTTCCATTTCCATTTAATTTGTTTTTTCTTGTAGTCATATATATTACATAAATAATAAATATAACAAATACAATTTTATGTATATTTTATTATTTATCAATGATAGTCTCCTTAACAATATTCTTAATAATTTTGTTGATATTTTTATCACACTCTTCTTTGTCTGTTCCACTCATTGAGTTACTAACAATCTTTAAATACAAGTTATTCTTCTTTGAATCAGAGTCTGTGCATTCAGGATTTTTATCTCTCCATGTTTTTATTTGTTTTATATTTTCATTAGCAATTGTTTTTATTGCTTTTGTTAAAAGAGGTTTGTCTTCGGTTTCTTTGAACCACTGATTATCGTTTTTAATATATAATATTTCCCGTTTATGGTCTGCACAATGAATTGGTCTATCATAATGATTCAAATTTTTTAGTTTATTTAATATTATACTAGATATACCTTCAATATAACCTTGCCTTCCTGTATTTTCCAAATCATCTAATGATACTTTGATTGAACTAACAAATTCATTTATATTCAATGCATTTTTACATGTTTCATTTAAAAAGAAATTTAAATTAAATGTTTTGTTATGTGAATTATTATTTGTAGTGTTATTATGGGTTCCAGTCTTAATTACATCCATCATCATATTTTGTGTAGCTGTATTTTGAGCCATCATCATATTTTTCATCTCTGAATTTTCTTTCATTAAGTATTTCATAATCTCTTTAAGCTCTTGAATTTCATTTGACGATGTAATAGTTTCAGTTTCCTCTGTTTTATCTTTAAAATTACATGTTTTAGAATGTTTCCATAATCCAGAATTAGTGGAATATATTTTACCACATTTACAGGCATGTGTTTTTATTTCCGTTGTTTCCATTTCATTTCCATTGACACGAAGCATATGTTTTTTGGTGTGACAGTGAATTTTATAATTACTTTTTTTATAGCATACGAAATCACATAATTCGCAATATAATTCGGCATTTTTTTGGAATTTTTTTGTTTCCATTTATATATTATATGGAAATATAAAAAATGCCTAAATGCTTTTTATAAATAATAATAAAATTTTACAATCACAAAATAATTCTCATTATTTTTGTAAATGAGAGCATTATGGTCTAAAAGTGCTAAAAAAGCACCCTTTTTCAAGACTTTTCTCAGGTTTTCATTTTTGGACATTTTTAAAAATGTCCATTTTTCAAAACCCCCCGGACTTTTGTTTTCACTTTTCACTTTTATATATATTATCCTATTTTTAACTTAAAGAGAAAAAGGAGAAATAATCCATTTCGTCTTTAAGTCCTTTTTTAATATATATTAATTTATCTTTGTTTCTATCTTATTCAACAGGTCTTCACTATACACCAACTTACCTGACGGTTTATACGAATTTATTGGAGTGTATTTTTTACTGTTAGTTATTTGCTGCACTGAACCTTGCTGTGCTACTTCTTCATCCTCCTCTTCATTTATTTCATCTTCTACCTTTTTACCATATTCATCTATAACTATACCAGTCTTCTTTTTTATCTCGTTTCTTACATATGACGGCACCCAATGGTCCCAACATATAAATAACGTATTAGGATGAAAATACCTCACATTAAAACCATTGTCTTTTAATGTATTCATTAAATATGCTATACATCCAGCCTGGTCATACTTTGGCACACCTATTATTATTTCTGGAACAACAAACCAACAAAACTTTTCATGAACACTTTGTTTTGCAACCGTCTTAATTCTTATATGAATACGATTTAATATTTTTTTAAACAATTCCAACTTGTTCAGGTCTACTTGGCGCTTCTTTTCATACAAATCATCTATATTCAGCTTTTCAGAGAACTCTGCGAAATTCTCTAATGTAAAAATATTTGCCATTTAAAACATTGTAATAAAAAAAAATTAAATATTATTTGTATTATTAATTATGCCTATCAAACATTTAGTTATCAGTGGCGGCGGTCCTTTAGGATTTAGATACTTAGGCGCTTTACAAAAATTAGAACAAGACGGGTTTTGGCACTTAGATGATATCGAAACCATTTACGGCACATCTATCGGCGCAATTATTGGTGCTTTTATATGTTTAAAATATGATTGGGAAACTCTTACAAAATATATTATCGAGAGACCGTGGCACGATGCTTTCAAAGTTAACCCTAAACAAATTTTTGATTCATATTATAACAAAGGCCTCTTTGATAAAAAATTGGCTGAAATCATCTTTAAACCATTGTTAGAGGCAAAAGACATGACATTGAATATTACTTTAAAGGAATTTTATGATTTCTCAAAAATTGACCTACATATTTTTTCTTTTGAATTGAATAAATTTCAAACGATTGAACTGTCTCATAGCACACATCCTGACCTTGGACTATTACAAGCATTAACTATGTCTTCATCTTTGCCCGGAATATTTATGCCAACTATTGTCGATAACTGTTGCTATATTGACGGCGGTATATTGTGTAATTACCCCTTGAACCAATGCTTAAGAGACCATACTAACAAAGATGAAATACTTGGCATTAAAAGTTCCTATAACAAGGAAACTGATAATTTCTCTAATGTAGAAGTAACATCCGATTCTTCTTTATTAGAATATGTAATTTGCATGTCAATTAATTCAATGAATTATATAAGAGACACCATTAAAATGGAAAACATCGATAATACTGTTAGATGTTTTGTAACAGATAACCCGTTAACATTAGATTCTATTAAAGAATCAATACAAAATCAAGAATTACGACGACAATTTTTTAAAATTGGTGAAGATGATGCATTAACTTTTTTATCTACAAAAAACAATTCAACCACCTAAAAATGGTCTTTCTTTCGTCTTATCCAACTGATATATTTATTACCTGGCTTATAATTTTGTTCATCATATATTTTTCTAAAATCTTCTGCGTGTGTATTACAAATACAGATTTTTTCTTTTTCGTTACATAAATAATCTGTTTTTTTATAAATAGGCTGGGATAAATAAAAATCCAACATATTATTTATTATTTCTTCTTTTCCAGGATTATTTTGAAAATATTCATCTGTGAACATTGTATATTTAACTTTTATGGGGTCTAAATAAGGAACATCAATTACTTTATATGATTTTCTTATGTGTTCTATTTTTGAATCAGATAATGATGTAAAAAAGTCTGTATAATTATTATTATTATTATTATTATTATTATTATTATTTGATAAATAAGAACCCATATAATAGTAAATAAGTTCTAATCTTTATATTGGTTGTAAATATTTATATTGGTTGTAAATATTTATAAAACTTAATTATAGCACAGTATTCAAAAACTGCTCCATAGTTGATTTGGTGGGCTTAGCATCATATTCAATTACTTGATTGTCCTTTAATAATTTAATTGTAGGATATCCCTCAATATTATACTTATCCATTAATTGACTAACTTCGTCTGATTCATTTGTGCAATTATGCTCAATAAAAGAAACTGTGTAACCATTGATAGCTTTACCGTCATATTGTGACTTCAATGTTTCCCATTCAGGTTTAGCAGTTTTACAATGAGGACACCAATCAACAAAAAATAACATTAATGTAGCTGTTTTGTTTGAATTCTGGTCTTTTGGAACGTGTTCTCTATTTGCCTTAAATGCTGTTTGTGTATCAGCGTATTGTTTGTAAGTATAATAAGCAAAAATAATCAAAACTATAACAACAATAATTATTGCAAGGGTTTTCCAGTTCATAAAATCAGAAGCTCTTTGCATTAGAGATGGAGTGCCACCTGTTTTTAAAACGTTAAATCCACCCATAGAATTTATAGGTTTAATAGTAGAAGTAGTAGGAATGTTCATTATATATATTAAATAAGAATAAATTACAATATCATTTAAACGAATATAAAGTTTAAATGACATTTAAATTATGTTAGTTAGAGACGTAGAAGGAAGACTTATTATTATTTCAAGAGCTGACTGTAAAAACGAACATACATATAATGAGAAACTATATAATATACGCCTAGGTTACATAGCGAAATACAAAGGTGTTAATATTAATCCTCCTAAAGAACCATTAAAAGGCACAACAACTAAATCAAAATATCTTTCTGATGACTGAAACCATAAGAACTAACAAAAATAAAGAAAATACATAACTGCAAACTATATTTGTTTTCAATACGTCCCAATTACCAGCTGTTAAAGAAATATTAAAATTATTGGAGAATTTGTTAGTTTGACTTAGATTATAATATAGAGTATATCCTAAAAGCGTTAGTATTATTACTTTACCAAATATAGAGGATAATAAAAATGAATTAAGAGGTGTCATCATAAACAAAATAATAAAAAATATTGATATACCAAGACACATACATACATTTTGAGTTGATTTGGCAAATTCAACAACCATTGTAGAAGACGAAGTCATTAAAATATATTTATATTTTATTTTTTATAGTTATAATATAAATGACAAAGACTCGTAAAAATAGACCGTCTAATGGAAAAACAAAAAAGCAACGGGTTTTTAAAAAAGGTGATTTCTATTCAGGAGACGGGTTCTTAACATCAGTCTGGGGGCCTGCCGTTTGGCATACACTTCATACTATAAGTTTTAATTATCCAGTTAGTCCTAGTATAGAACAAAAAAAATACTATAGGAATTTTGTGCTTTCATTGCAAAATGTATTACCGTGTGGCGCGTGTCGTAAAAACTTAAAAACAAATTTTAAACATTTACCTTTAACTATGAATGTTATGGAGTCTAGAGATACATTTTCACGTTACATATATAATTTACATGAATTGATTAATAGAATGCTTAAAAAGAAATCCAACTTAACATATTGTGATGTTAGAGAACGTTATGAGCATTTTAGGTCAAGATGTGTAGACGAGAAGCCAAAAGTATTTAAATATTCAGAAATAACTAGTCAAAAGAACAGAAAGGAAAAGGGATGCACTGAACCGTTATATGGAAAGAAAGCGCGTTGTATTTTAAATATAGTCCCACAGGACGAAAAGGGGCAAAGCATCCAAATTGACAAAAAATGTATGAAACATAGGGAATAATTATTCAGCATACCGAAATATATAACCAGATTTTGTTGATTTGTATTTTTCATTACAGCTGTCGCTTATAGAACTTTTACCAATGTTTAATGTTTTTGAACAATCGGCAATTGAATTAAATTCACATAATTTAGTCATATCTGAATCGTATTGTATTACCTTTTTTCTTCTTTTAGATAAACCACTTTGAATAGCGTGTATGTTATTTTCTAAACAAGTCGCCCATTCTAAATTTTCTAATGAATTATTTAACTTATTTCCATCTTTATGATTAACAAATTCTTTATTTTCTGGATTGTCTAAAAAAGTTAATGCGACTAAGCGATGAACATAATATAGTTTATATTTGATTGAAACTACTTGATATCCATTAATAATACAAAACTTATGTTTCATTCTATTTTTAATTTTAATTTTACCATAATTAGACATATAATAATGTTCAGAATTGTTAGTTAGATGTAGTGGTATTTGTTTCCAAATTTCTGTTTCATCAATATTGTTTTTATGTAATGACCACTTATATCCAAATGATGTATTACAATTTATTTTATTATTAATTACTGCTGATATTTTAGTCATTACACTTTTATAATTATTATTTTTTATTTTAGATAAATTATTGTTTATAACCCATTCAGATGCCTCTTTTAATGAATTATATATTTCTAAGATAACATTTGTTTTATTACAAATTCTTAAAACTTTTAATGCGTGACTACGGATCTTAGTAGATTTAGTTTTATGTAAATTTTGTTCAAGATGGGTAGCCCATTCTAAATTTTCTACTTTATTATTTATTCTATTTTTATCTTTATGATTTACAGTAGGTTTATTTTCAGGATTTTGTATAAAAGTTTCTGCTACAACTCTATGTAGAGTAGACATTTTCTTTTTTAAATTATTTATTAATGTGCATCTATTATAACCAGAGGAGTTCAAAGATGGTTTCAATATTTTATTTGTTTTTGTATTTTTTATATTACCAAATGTGCTAACCTCATAATTTGGAAAGTCTTCAATTGTTTTCCATATTTCTTCTTCCATTTATATATAATGAGAATATATATTTAAATAGTTTAACGCATAATTGTTTAATCTGCATCAACTAATTTTTGTAATTTTTCTTTTCTTTTTAAATATGCATTTCTCCTATATTCTTTGAGTTTCTCTGGATTTTCTTCTGATATTTTTTTTAAATATTCGGCTCCTTGTTGTTTAACCTTTTCCTTGTTTTTTTCATAATAACGTTTATTATTTTCTCCATTTGTATATTTTTTTAGATGTTCTTTTAATTCTATATTTTCTTTTTCTAGAAGCAATAATTTTTCTTTTAATTGTTCATTTTCTTTTTTTATATTATCAAAATTTTCCATTAGCTTGATAATATATTATAAATTATTTTTAAGTTTGTTTTAATTTTATATTTGGGGTGTCCCTGTATTTACATTCCGAATGTTGAAAAATCACTTAATACTGGAACAGGCATAAAATCTTGATTAAATGCGCTATAATTTGGACGCTTGACGCAGTCAAATGCAGGCTCAGGGCAACGAGCACAAGGAGGACAAGGCGGGCATTTTGTCACATCATTGTTTTCAGGACACTGAACAATTGGGTCCGGGCATTTTGGGCAAACTGGAGGAACAACTTGCGACTTCAAAATATACAAATCTTCTTGACCAGAAGGAATTTGTGATCTGGAAATTCCTTGGGGAAGAGAGTTGTAATAAGCGGATGAATCATATGTAGAATATGTGTTACCAGAAGGACCTGTCACTGTTGAAGCTTGGCCACCATTAGGTCCATAATAAGTTGCAGCATTAATATCAGAACCTGTTGTATTATTATCAGCATCATATTGGTTTATGGTGTCATCTTGACTATTATATGTGTAAGCATTATCACCTGTATATACCAATTTAGAGCCATTTGGACTAGTAATTTCAACCGCTTGGTTTCCGTTACTATCTGTAATCATTTTAGCTGAGCCACCATTTGGTCCATAATAAGTAGACATACTGGGATCGCTTCCATTATTATCAATGTAATAAATCTGTGTCGAACCGTTTTTATTTGTTACTACAATTGTATTATTATTTTGTGTTTGCATCACCTTTGCGGTTCCTCCGTCAGGGCCATAATAAATGGTTGGAGACGATGTGCCGCTATAGTGGTTGTAATTGTCATAATTTGTAGAACCAGTAGAAGACCCATTTGTTGTAGTAGAAGACCCATTTGTTGTAGAAGACCCATTTGTTGTAGAAGACCCATTTGTAGAACTAGAACTTGAAGAAGAAGAAGAACCAGAATTATCACTTAACTTATAAGTATGAACCGATCCATCTGGTTGTTTTACAGCAAGAGCAACACTTCCATCCCAGTTTGTGACGACCTTAGCAGTGCTTCCATTGGGGCCAGTATATGTAGTAGAAGAACCAGAAGACCCAGAAGACCCAGAAGACCCATTGGTAGTATACATAGATGTAGTTCCGTCACTGTTGGTTACAGCCAAACTATTTTGTCCGTTGGAGTCGCTTTGTATCTGAGCAGAGGCTCCATTGGGACCATAAAATACTTGGCTAGAGGAATTATTTTCCATACCCTCCATATATCCTTTACCTCCTAAAAAGGAACATAAAATTAATCCTAATAATAAAATTACAAAAAGTATTAATAATTCACCCTTCATTGTATAATTTATATTGTGAAAAAACTTTTTCACCTTTTTTATAAATATTTATAAAAAATTGATTTGTTTATACATTTGTTATTAATTTATAAATATATAACAAAGATGTCTGGAAAGAAAAACGATGAATGGGTTAGTGCTGTAATTATTGACGACGACGAAGAAGATGATTTAAAATTAGATGAAGAAACTGTAAACGAAGAACCCTTCGAGATAACACCTATTTCTAAAAGAAGGACAAAAAATAATGTATCAACAGTCGAAGAAGGACAAACAGTTGTTCAAAAAAAGAAGAGAAATATTCAACAAGCTTTAAAAATATGTTATGATAACAATACCAGCATTATTGAATTAGGAATTGATGAAGCAGGCAGAGGGCCGATGTTTGGTAGAGTTTATGCTGGTCTTGTTGTTTTACCTAAAGATAACAGTATTGACCATTCTCAAATGAAAGACAGTAAAAAATTTCACAGTAAAAAAAAGATTGAACAGGTTGCTGAATATATAAAAGACAATGCGACTGCATGGGCAGTAGAATATGAAGATGAACAAACAATAGATGACATTAATATATTGCAAGCGACACAATCAGCAATGCATAAATGTATAAAAACTGTTTTAACGAAACTACCAGATATTCCTATAGAAAGTTTATTATTGTTAGTTGATGGCAATTATTTTAAACCATATACAACTCTTAACAAAACAAAAACTAAAATGGAGACTATAAAGTATCAATTAATTGAAGGCGGTGATAATAAATATACATCTATTGCGGCCGCGTCCATATTAGCAAAGGTAGAAAGAGATAAATATATTGAAGACCTATGTGTTTTAAATCCAGAATTAATTGAACATTATGGAATAGATTCAAATAAAGGCTATGGTTCTAAAAAACATATGGATGGCATTAAACAGCACGGTATTACTAAATGGCACAGGAAAACATTTGGGATTTGTAAAGAGTTTGCTTAGATATGAAAATCACACAATTAATAAAATGTATTATATAATAAATTTTTATCTTATTATATAAATGGTAAAAGTACTAGTATTTGATACCGAGACAACTGGGTTACCTCCATTTCAAGTAACGGAAAAAGATTATCCTTATAAAAAAGGAGAAACATCTTTTAAGTATAATGCTAGAATGAGACCAATTAGAGACGCAAAAAGAGGAGAAGAAAGGGCATTGGACGAAAATCCTAGTTTATGGGAAAATTATACAGAAACGTGGCCTTATATAGTGCAGTTAAGTTACATAATGTTTGATATGGATACAAATGAAACAATTGAAAGAGATATTTACGTAAATATGCCTCCACAATTTACAACAGAGGAATACTTGTCTACTGCTCATCATATTACAGAAACAGCTATAAGAGCTGGACTAGCATCAAATAGGGTAAATGTAGAAGAAGCATTAGAAGAATTTATGACTTTTTTTAGGGATGCTACTGTAGTGACTGGACATAACGTGAATTTTGACATTAATATGTTGTTAGCGGAATGTGCAAGACATAGTAAACCAGAAATACTAAACGAAATAGTTGCAGCAAAAAGTGCTAATAAAATTTATTGCACTGCTTGTAAATCCACTAATTTAGTTAAGATATATCAAAGTTATAATCGTAATAAAAATCCTCCTGTTTTTAAAACGCCTAAATTAAATGAAGCCTATTTTAGAATGTTCGGATACGCTCCAAATGAATCTGCGTTACACAATGCTTTAATTGATGTAGTCGCTTGTTTAAGAGTTTTTTATCGTTTATGGGTTCAAGGCATACAATTTACACCGAACAGTAACGATGTTCCTGTTTGTGGTGTGGGAGCACCTGACATATATTTAATACTAAAAGATATGTCCCCAATTAACCCAATAGTTAGAATTATTAATGAATTTACACCAGCAGGCGTAGATGCTTCTGGAGTTGGGTCTCCCGGTTTAACTATATGTCAACCAATAGATGCTGCCGTTTTAACGGATGAAATGGTAAATGGAAATGGTAGTAGTCAGAACGGTGGTAAAAAAACTAAAAGAAGAAGACCCAGAAAGTCTAGAAAGTCTAAAAAATCGAGAAAATCCAGAAAGTCTAGAAGAACCAGAAAATAATTCTAAGCAGAACACATTTCACAAATTTCGTCTTTTTCTTCAACCCTAGCATCTGGCTCAATTGTAAACTGTTGAGCCTGATGTTTTGCCTTTCGTCTCAAATAATAAATACCAGTTTTTAGGCCTTTCTCCCAAGCATAAAAATGCATTGATGTTAGTTTGTTGTATACTGGTTCCTCCATCCACAAATTTAAACTCTGGCTTTGACAAATATAAGCACCTCTATCAGCAGACATATCAATTAACTGTTTCATAGGAATTTCCCAAACAATCTTATATTTATTGCGAATGTGTTCAGGCAACACAGTTAACTGTTGAACTGAGCCCTTATTGGCAATAATATTGTTTTTTATTTGTTCATTCCATAATCCTAAGTCAATTAATTCCTTCATTAAATATTTATTGACGACAACAAATTCACCGGCTAAGGTTCTTCTCGAATACAAATTGCTAGTGAATGGCTCAAAACATTCATTATATCCTAGAATTTGAGAGGTAGATGCGGTTGGCATTGGAGCAACTAGAAGTGAGTTTCTTAAACCGTAGGTTATAATAGATTTTTTGAGAGAAGCCCAGTCGTAACGTTCTGAGGGAGTTACAGACCACATGTCAAATTGTAAGATTCCTTGTGAAGAAGGAGAGCCTTCAAATGAACTATACGCACCAAGCAAGTCAGTATTTTCCCGTTTTAAAATGCTATACTCTTGTTGGTCTACTGTTTCTAATAATTCTGACCTAGGTCCGTTCATTAATTGTTTTATTAGTTTACCGCGTTCTAAAGAAAGTTCATTGCTTTTTTCTAAAGCAGCGTGATAAATAGTTTCAAAAATTAATTTATTTACTTCTTTGGCTTCATCGGAATGAAACGGAATATCCATTAGAACAAATGTATCTGCTAGACCTTGAACCCCAATACCAATAGGTCGATGTCTAAAGTTACTTCGTTTGGTTTTTTCTGTGGGATAAAAATTAATATCAATAACCCGGTTTAAGTTGTTAGTTACTACTTTTGTAACTTCGTGAAGCATAGAATAATCAAATTGTTTAGAAGAATGATTTACAAACGCAGGTAACGCGATAGATGCCAAGTTGCACACGGCAGTCTCATTAGCGTCAGAGTATTCCATGATTTCTGTACAAAGGTTTGAACTTTTAATAGTTCCAATATTTTTCTGATTTGATTTTTGGTTTGCGGCGTCTTTGTAAAGTAAATAGGGAGTGCCGGTTTCCATCTGTGCGTCTAAAACGGCAAACCATAAATCTCTTGCATTAACAGTTTTTCTGGCCTTACCTTCTTGCTCATATTTTTCATAAAGAGACTTAAAATTTTGTCCATAGACATCGCTTAAACCAGGACATTCGTGGGGACAAAATAGAGACCATTTACCATTCTTTTCTTTAACTCTTTCCATAAACAAATCAGGGATCCATAAAGCATAAAATAGGTCACGTGCCTTTAACTCTTCATCACCGTGATTTTTGCGCATTTCTAAAAAGTCAAAAATGTCAGGATGCCACGGCTCCAAATAAATAGCAAACGAACCATTACGCTTATTGCCTCCTTGGTCAACGTAGCGAGCAGTATTATTAAATACACGCAACATTGGCACTAGACCATTAGATTTACCATTGGTGCCTTGAATATGTGTGCCTTTAGTTCTAATATTATGAACGTGTAATCCAATGCCACCTGCCCATTTAGAAATATGCGCGCAATCTTTTAATGTATTAAATATACCTTCAATACTGTCATCTTCCATTGCTAATAGATAACAAGAGCTCATTTGCGGTCTTGGAGTTCCTGCATTAAAAAGAGTAGGAGTTGCGTGGGTAAAAAACTTCTGAGACATTAAATCATATGTTTCTTTGATTAATTCTAGAGATTTATCATTATTCAAATAACCATGAATACCAACCGAAACACGCATCCACATATGTTGAGGCCTTTCAACTATTTTATTTCCTAATTTAAATAAATATGCTCGTTCTAACGTTTTGAAGCCAAAATAGTCAATTAAATAATCTCTATCGTGAACAATCATATTGTCTAATTCTTTAGAAAATTTAGTCACAAAATTAAAAAGATTTTGAGAGACTAGTGGGTTATTATTTCCGTGAATATCGGTAAAATTATATAAATCGTTTATAACATTTGAAAAGTTAGCTACTGTATTTTTTTGATGATTCGAAACAATAATTCGTCCGGCAAGCGTTCCATAATCTGGGTTCAATGTAGAAAGAGATGCACATTGTTCAGCAGCCAATTCGTCAATTTTAGTCGTGGAAATCGTGTCATATAACTGATCAATGACTTTCATTACTAGTTGTTGATAATTAATTTGAATATTAGCTTCTTGTCCCAATTTTTTAATTCTTAAAAGAATTTTATCAAACGCAATTTCTTCTAATTCTCCATCTCTTTTAGTAACGCGCATACTAATAGTTTCCATTTTATACTAAGTTATGTTAGTATAATTTTAAGTTGGTTTTTTAAAAGATTAATTATACAACAGCAACTAAAACAAATTATATTATTGTATATTATATAATGTCAAACACTTTTCTAGGAAGTATTATATTTTTAATATTAATATTAGCGTTAGGATTATATTTAGCTTCTTTTATCAAACAATCAGAAGGGTTTAAGACAAGCTCTTTTGGAAAAACTGAAGGAACTTATCCTGTATCCGTTGATAAAGCTATATTAAATGATTTTCCGTTAATAGGCAAAAACGAGGTTTCAGATGATAGTGCTAGCACAATATGGTGGCATTATCCAATATTTTCTTTGCCATCTTTTAAACAAGTAACTAACAACTTGCGTTATGTTAAAAATCCAGATGAAGGAACGTGCACAAGACCAGAGTTTTGCGGAGCGGTATATCACAGTATCAAAAATAAATCGAACGAAATTTATCCATTACCTCCGGCAGAAGAAGGTCAAGGAGCACGTGTTGGCTATTTTAGAACCGAACAGAATGACTTATATTATTCTATTCCAACGAATGAGAATATTTTATACTAAATTATTATTTATATTCATAATATATAGATAATATGTCAGATGATGAATATGATGAATTTGACCCTATGAATAAAGAAATAATAGATGATGATTATAATCCCAATAGATTAGTCCCAGTTAATAAAAAAATGAAGACAACTTGGGCCAAACCGGCTTCTACAATGTCGATGCAAATACAAATGCCAGAAGTAATAAAACCCAAAATAAAAAGCAACTTTTTTACAAAAACAATTTTAGACTTATATTTGCCTAATATTTCATCACAACTAACTAACAAAACAATAATGAATCTAGATCAAATATTAGAATATTTTAATGGACCAAATATAACTGATTATCAAATAGCAATTGAATTAAGAATGGCTATTATAAAGGAAAATTTGTGTTCTGATATAACAACCCGATATTTGGAACAAGTTTTAGAGAGATCCATTGAAAAACAGACTAGTTATGTTGATTATGATATAGCATTTATTATTGACACCAGTATACAACCAGATATTAGAGAATTACAGAATATAATAATATCGTTAATTATTGTTCAAAGAAAAGAATGTAATAAATTTGCTAACGCGTATGCATTAAATTTGATATGTTCAAAACAATGTTATAGCTGTGGAAATATATTATTAGGATTATATTTATATACCATTTTAAGTCATCCAAGAAAAACAGATTATAACCAAAGATTAGAAGAATTAAGACCCCCGGAAGATATAAATATTCCGTATTTTGGTCCGCCAATTATACACCTAGGATTATTAGAAATAGCTGGTGGTTTCACAAAAGTAAATGCATTATGTTTGTACACTAAATTTGGTTTTGTAATAAACTCTAAATTATCAGGACGTTATTCAAATTGCTTTACAGGTGAGACTAATATAGCAATGATTAAACGATTTAAAGGTGATGAAAGTATTAGAAATGATGACACATTCGATAATGTAATACAAGACGCATATGATATTGAAACTGAAAAGTCAAAAATAATACGAATTGTAAATAAAGAAGAGCCTGGATATATAAAACATATTATTTGTGAGTTTAAAGATGCAAACGTTCAACATATGTTAGGTCAACTTTATAACTCTCTAACGTATATAGAAAAAGAATATGCAACCCTAGTTAATCAATCAAAATTCCCAATAAATAAAATAGGGACAGAATTCACTCCTGAATTTTTAGAAAAAATACAACCAGTTGAAAATGAGTTACAAACCATAAGAAGTAAAATACAAAAAATAGAGGCTTCTCCTAGAGACATCAAAATTGAAAATCTCAACTTAGAAGGCGGTAAAATAAAAAATAAAGCGAAAAAGAAGAAGACAATAAAAAATAGACAAAAGAAGAAGTCTAAGAAGACTAAGAGACAACACAAATATAAGGTTCACAGGAAATAATTGCATTTTATGAATTAGAATCAGTTTTAACAACAGTAATTTTTCCAGTATCTTTATTAAATTGCAACAAACAGCCGCCATTAGGTTTTGTAGTTAAATCAACAATATTTTCCTTTTTTTGTTTGCGATTAGGGGCACGATGTTCATAACCGCTAACGCGTTCTTTTTCTACGATTGACCACAGTTGGTCCAAATCCTTTATATTATCTTTAAACCATTGACGATTTCTACAAACTAACACACAGCTTACTTCCTGTAATTTCCAATAAAGTGTCTTCATAAATGTGTATGATAATTGTTGATTCTGTGTATAGCAATCAATTACTTTTTCTCTCCACTCGATAATGTCTAAAGGATGAATTATATCTAGTGGTTTATATACATAAAATGGTTTGCCTTCTTTTGTATGAAAGTAAATTATTTCGCCTTTCATTTTATTATCTTTTGATAAACAAATGTTATTAAATTCAACTCCATCTTCGTCTTCATAAGTTTCGGGTGATGTGTCGTTTTCGTAAGAAGCTGCATCGGGATATTCAGTAAACTTCGTTTCTAAAAAGTCACATTCATCTAGGTCACAGACTTCCATTTGAAGTTGCATTTGTATCCAATATTCTTTTTTAGGGATGCCGTCAATCTCACGATTAACTATATTTTTAATTTCCAACATACGACCATATCTAGTTGTTTCTGGGTCCACATTGATGCCATCCGGAGAGGCCCCTAGAAACAAGAAGGTCTCGTGTTGAATACAGCCAAAATCCTCTATCTTCGTGCCATATACGTGTTCATAATATTTGACGGATAATGGTTCGTATTTTTGCCCCCAATGTAAAGTAGTGTTAGTGTTTACCATAACTATTTCTTTAATCTCTTTTATTTCTTTTATTTCTTTAATTTCTTTTAAATCTTCGTTATCTTCATTATCTTCAAGGTCATCACCGTCTACATATAAATGTTGATTTAATGGTTGGCATTTTTCATAAATAAGCTGATTTTGTGTTGTTTGATTTTCAAATGCTTTGTAGGCATTGGAAGCTGTAATTAAATTATGGCGAAATTCGTACCATTCTTTTGTTCGTTGAGTAGGCTGAGGTTTATTTCTTAAAATATCCAATTGTTCTTTAATATATTCGTGGTCAGGTTCCTCTAAAATAATTGTATCAGGATAAGAACGAGGTGGCATATGATCTTTAAAGAAATCGGTTTTGGAGTGTTCAATGATTTCTTCCATTTCTTCTTGTGATTCTTCCGTATAAAATATGTCAAAATCAAAATGAGAGTGCATTAATTCTTGAATATTTTCATCAAATATCTCGTCAAAATCAGGTTCTGAAATAATCTTTGGATTATCTGCAATAAATTCTTCCATTAGATGAATACATGTTTGATATATTTCTAACGACTCTTCATCGTTAAAGAAACGTGGGTCTTCTTCTGGAATAATCTGTTCTGTTATATCTAATAAATCGGTATTTTCGGTCATTTGTGTTTCTATATTGTTATATATTTTATTTCTATATCAATACAAAAATCAATTTTATTTAATTTAATCTTCGTTTTCAGAATCAGTATCGATTACCTTAAGATTTTTAGCGGTTCCCTGTTTTTTCTTAGGAGCGAGACCTCTTACGGTTGAAACACGCTTATCGACATTTTTTAATGTGAAATGGTTTGTTGGTTTATTGAAATATAATGCAGGTATGTCTTTAATTTCACCAGTATCTTTATTATAACTTACATCTTTCACTCGCTGTAATTTCTTTTTATCCAAACAATCTCTAAAAAAAGAAATAAGCCGGTTATATTCATCGTCAGATAAGTTATTTTGTGTTTTATATACAACCGCAAATAAGGATAATTTTTTAATTTTAGCTGTTTTATCCAGTTTACTCCAAGGTTCACTGGCGTTGTTTATTTTTTCATTTTCAAGAAATTTATCTAGATTAGCTAGATCGGTAGATGATTTACTTTCGGGCCAAGGCATACCATTTAAAATCATAGATTTATATTTTAATGTTTTAAGTTCGTTACAATCGCTATTTTGAGTTTCTTTATTCATTTATAATATAATATGTTAAATAGATTTTAACTCACTTTTTTTATATATAATAAAACAGTTATATTACATATACTTTTTATATTGGTTTTATTATAAAGTCTTTTTTTGTTAGTATAGGCTATAGGAAATGATGGATTATCCCAATAACGAAAACAGTAATACAAAACATATAATTATTGCAGACACACAAAAAAGTAAAAATATAAACACAAATATAAAAACGAATACAAAAAACATAAATTACGAAAAGGAAAGAAAAATGAGAGTAGAAACCCAAACTTGGGGATTAAATGAAGAGCAACTATCTCAAGAAATCCAATTGAATATTTTAGAATGTATAAAGAATGAAACATTAGAAAAGAATAAATATACAGCATTAA